ATGCGCCGATGAAGTGCAGAACGAGAGCTGCTGCTGTGAGCCAGATCACGATCTGTTGCAACTTGCCAGACAACGTGAGGATCGTGGTGACTGATGCTGCGATTGTCCATATCAACGCATGGAACTCACCCCAAAACTTCATCACCGAATCCTTCTTGCTGGTGCAGGGGCTAACGTCAAGAATACAGCACCAACAGCAATCAGCGCACGACGAGTGCTAACCGGCACAGTCGAGTTCAACGGAACATAAGTGTCAGCGAAACCTTGGAAGATATTGAGCGTTGATTCGAATGCTTCACGCACCTCTTCAGGTGCTTCCTGTACCGCAGCAACTACCGCTTCGGCTTCATCGGGGCTGAGTTCGGTTGGGGCGATTTCGCTGAAGAGCTGTTCGGCTTGGGCGGTGGTGATGTTTTCTAGTACGGCTGGACTGGTGATGAGCAGGGTGGCTTGGCTGGTGTCTAGGTCTTTGCTGAGGACTGATTCCACGATGGCTTCTATGGCCTCTGTGGAGGCTTCTGAGAGGGCTTCTAGGGTGTTTAGTAGTTCTGTTTGGGTGAGCGGTTCAGGCTCATCTGTGGGGGCTTGTAGCGTTGTAGTCACATCTGGTTGAGTTGTGGTCACAGGAGGGATTGTTGATGTCGTTGTTGGTGGATTTGTTGAAGTTGTTGTGGTTGTTTCTAACGGAGGCGGGAGCGTTGTGGTGGGGGCTGGTTCTGGTTCCGTTGTGGTGGTTGTCGTTGTTTCGGGAACAGTAGAAGTCGTTGCCGGTGGAACATAAACCGTCGTCGTAGTTGTTACAGGTGGAACATAAACCGTCGTTGTCGTTGTTGGGGCTACAGTCGTTGAAGTACTTGTTGTCGTTGAACTAGTTGAGGTATCCGTTGAAACTGTTTCTAGGATTGTTGTTGTTGTTTGTGGTGGTTCCGTTGTGGTTGATGGCACGGATGTTTGAGGAAGACTCGAAGTCGTAGAAGTTGTTTCTTGAACTGTCGTAGTAGTCGGGTTGGTGACAGGGACAGTCACTAGCGGGACAGTAGTAGTAGAGGTCGTCGTCGTTGTTGTGGATGAGGTTGTAGATACCCATTCCCCCAAGCCTAATGTCAGGCCTGTGATCGTGAGGTTGCCTGGTTGGCAGCATGAGTCAGTCGAGTACTGCTGGAACGCAAACACATCACCAGCCTGAACTTGAATCAACCCCGATCCGGTGGCGTTGTTCTCATTCGTCAGCTTCGTGATAACCCCGTTGAGGATAATTTGTGGTGGGTCATACCAAGACCCATCGTTCGTCTGATACTGCCATTGGAAACCGAGTTCGTTTGTGTCCTCTGGGATGATGGCCTCAAGTTTCACCCAATGGGATTGACCAGCACACGTCCCACCATCAGCACCAACAAGTCTGAACCCACCCTCAACCTGCTCAACCGTTCCACCCTGCTGAGCGAGACAAGACTTCGAGAACTCCCAAACACCAAACCCGTCAGCCTCAGCCTTGGAACTAGTGAAAAGAAAACCTACTAACGCTGGGAAGAAAACTAGATAGCGGGAAACTCGACCCAAACCTGATTTGCTTCGTCCCACGAATAATGTTTCCCATCCGCAGGGTAATCAATCGGTGCTTGCCAATCATAGTTTGCATCCAATGACCAAGACTGGAACGGTTTTGGTGCAATAAATACATCAGCAGAATCGTTATAGCTGAAACCAATTCCTGCATATTGTTTGCGAATGTTGTTGTTGTAAGAAGTACGGATACAACGCTGACCTCTGAAGTTTCCGTACCATTCTTCAGGTGACAAACCCTCAATCAATTCGGTCTCATCAATACCTGTGATGACTTCTGTAACAACATTATTGTCGTCAAGAAAAGCGTAATGAGCCATTAGAAAATCACCGTACCTGTACCAGCAGTAAATTGATAAACACGATAACCAGAACGAGTTGGCTGTGTATATGTCAATCCGCTAATTGAAGTTATTGCATCAAAAGTATCTGGGTAAGCAATAATGACTATGCCTGAACCACCTGAACCACCTGAACCACCAGTTCCTGCGCCACCGCCACCACCACCGGTGTTGTCTGTACCAGCGAAACCTCCACCAGTATCACCATTGGTTGAACCTGCACCACCACCACCAGCACCACCAGCACCAGAACCCGTGCTTGTATCTATTCTCCCCGAACCTCCACCGCCACCACCACGAGTTGTCGCAGTACCGTTGATCGATGATGAAAGTCCAGCACCACCAGCAGTACCAGTTGTGGTTGTGACATTCGCAGCAGCAGCACTAGCACCACCACCACCAGCACCTGGAACACCAGTTGCAGGGTTACTACTTCCGTTACCACCAGCAAATCCTTGACCGCTAGGTGACGCAGCACCGCCAGTTCCACCAACAGTTGAACTACCTCCACCACCGCCCGAACCGCCAGCATTACCATTTTGTGCAGCAGACCCACCACCATCACTACCACCGCCACCACCAGTTGAAGTTACGGTAGAGAAAACAGAGTTGCTTCCGTTTGATCCACTATTCGCACCAGTACCACCAGCACCACCACCACCAACGGTGACCGTGTATGAACTTCCACCAGATACAGATAATGAACTAGTTAAATAACCACCAGCACCACCACCACCACCAGCAGTCGTACCACCTCCACCGCCACCTCCAGCGATAACAAGATAATCGACTGAAGTTGGTGCGTTTGCACCGCCAACTACCGCAAGGATTTGCATGACTAGGCCTTTACGTTGCCGACCATGACCCAAGCGTCGGTATCCCACTTGAGTACGGTACAAACTGCATACTGGTCAGAGAGTTTTAATTTGCTTCCAGCAGATCGAATCACAGCTGTACCACCCGCAGCAAAAGTTGCGGTACCTGTACCAAGCAACATAAAGTTCAGCTGATCACCGATAGCAAACGCCACAGATGAGTTCGCTGGGATAGTTATCGTTTGCGCTGCTGCATTATTCAAAGTCGTTAACTGACCTACCTGAGCCGTGCCAGGTGTGTAAGCCGTACCGGTTTGAGCGTTGATGGTAATAAGTGCATTAGCCAAGATATTCATATTGGCTGAGGTCAGGGTATCCCCTGGAGCAAATGTAGGTCTGACTGCCATAGTGCCTCCTATGTTAGTGCATAGATAGTGTCGTCAAGTTCGCTGGTGTCAAGTATAAACGGCAACACCAACTGCACCTGACCCAACCCTAAAAATACTTCATGACGGGATGGGGCGATCTGATGACGAATGGATTCGACCACCACGTTCTGTCGAACCACCGAAGGTGTACCAACAGCGAACCGTTTCTCCACCGCCAAAATATCGCCAATCTCCAACGAGGCCATCAACTCTTGCTGAGTAGAAGACAACCCATTCATCAACACGCTTGTCTCATTGAACACCACTTCTGGTTCCCCATACCTAGCGAGCAAAGCCACAGCCAAAGCCGAACCAGCAGCATCATTGACCAACGGCAAATTGTTTAGAGCAAAGTTCTTAATCCCATACTCAGCCTGTGATGCCGTACCATTCACCACACTCAACACAGAAGAACCCTCAACCTGAACCGAAATACGATTCAACACAGTTTCGGCACCATACAAGTTATTCAACGAACGAATCGGAACATCAGTCGCAGCAGTCCCACCCAACACCGCCACAGCCGTCCCAAACGAAACCTGGGTACGAGCATCAAACACCAGCATCCCATCACGGGACGCATAGAACCGACCATTCTCCGAAACCTGCAAAGCCTGCAAAGCCTCCAAAGCATTCGTGTTGTCCTCATACGCAACAGTCCCAACCGTTGCCAAACCAGGGTTAATCTCACGCAACGCAGTAGGCCACGATACTTCGCTTCTCGACAAGATTGTGTCAACCCGCTCAGACGTGAGCTGTTGCGAAGGGTTGAACCCGACAAGGTTTGTTTGGGCTAACTGTGCCAAAGCGTCAACAGCGAGAATCTGTGCTGACGACAACTGTGGCTCATCATATTCAATGTTCAAGTCATAGATGTAACCCTTGAACATCGCAGCCGTTCCAGCCGAACCACCATAAACCTCAATCGCTCGACGTGGAGCAATACCCAAATCGCCCTGATACCAAGGTGAGTCTGTGTTCAACGGGTCAAACGACCTGTTTGATGCACGGTCATCAGCGAGGATGGCAAGTGTTCCGGTGTTGAATGTGTCCAGCTGGTTGGTGCGTCCACGATTGATCGTGATGTTCTGAACATACTCAGTAATATCTACGAACTCTGTGGAACCTTCAAGGGTGTCAGTTCCATCAAGAAGGCTGGAGTCAAGTTTGAAGATGTTGGTCTTGAACCCGACATCCAAATTGACCTTGAGGGTTTCCCCCCATATCGCTTGCTTAGCCATTAGAAAATTGAACCGATAGAACCAAACGAGAACTGTCCACCGGTGAAGTTCAAGTATTCCTTCAAATACTGCTCAATCTCCTGACCCACCTCAATCCCACTAGCACCCAACCCAGCATTGACCTCGATGTTGACATTCCCCATACCGCCACCATTAAACAAACTTCCAGCATTATTAGCCAAAGTACTATCAGGAACAAGGTTCGCCATCGGGTTAGGCATCCCACCCAAAACCTTCGGATACTTTCTAATCAAATCAGCTGTCGCCTGCAACGAAGCATTGAAATCATCCTGAGCGTTCTTCGTATTAGTGACCGCCTCTTCCCAAGCCTCATACGCTGACACCTGTTGACGGGTCGCATCCTCAACATCACGCAACGCCTGGTCGTAAAGAATGGAACCAACAGTCGCACCAAAGATTGCATCATTCAGCAACCGTTGCTGGTCATTCAATTCCTTAGTCGACTCAGCCTGTGAATCAGTAGCATCCGCAACCGACAACTTCGCCTCAGCCAAGTTAATCTCAGCACGACGAATATCCATCGCAGACGACTCAGGGTCTTTACGAATTTCAGCAAGATTCTTCTCAGCATCAGCAACAGAGAACACAGCCTCCTCAACCGCATACACAGCCCGCTCCTGCGCACGTTGTGCCTTAGCCAACTCAGCCTGCGCAGCCAACGCCTCAGGTGAACCAACACCAAAGCCACGCTCAATCTGAGCCAACTTAGCCTTAGCAGAAGCCAAATCATTATTGGCATCAGTCAACGTGGCGAGTGACTTTTTCTCAGACTTCTGTGCATCACTAAACCTGAGCTGTAATGAAGTTGACTTCTTCAACGAATCGCCATACGACTTCAACTTTTGCTCAGCCGTAACGATTGCCTTCGTTGCACCCTTCAAGCCACTCGTGTCATCACCGGTCAATTCCTCAACTGAACCTTTTAGGCCTTGTTGCGCACGAATCGCTGACGGGATTCCACGCACCGCATAGTTGTCAATACCTTTGGCAACAGAATCAAACTGTTTAGATACTGACCCCACATCAATAAAGTTCTGAGTTGCTTTGTAGAAGTCTTTTGCTGCACCAACGAAGTCACGGGTTGTTAGTTTGAATGTCGCACTTGTGATGAAGAACGCTTTTGCTAAAACATTTATCGCATTAGCAGCACCAAGGGTTATCGCTTTGAATACGCTGATGACCTTTGGCCCAGCGTTACCTGACTCAAAAATCAACTGCTGAAACGCACCAACCAAACCCTTCTCACCCATCACAGTCACGATACGTTGAACGGCTGGAGCAACATTGTCTACCAAGAACTTTGAGAACCGTTCCAAATACGGCAACAAGGCTGCACCGATTGATTCAACAATCTCCCCAAACTGTCCACCCAAAATCTTTAACTGTCCACCAAAGGTGTTCGCAGCAGCTTCCGCAGCACCACCGAACTGATCGTTCAACAACCCTAGAACTTTGTCAAAGTCTTTAGACTTCTTCGTTGCATCATCGAGCGGAATACCTAAACGGGATAACGCTGTGAACTGTCCCTGACTGGCACGAGATAGGGCGATGGAAACTGATGCAAGGTCTCTGCCTGTGGCAATAGAAATATCTTGAGCGAGATTGAGCAGGTCTTGTGACTTAGTGAGGTCACCTGTCGCTCGAACCAAAGTCCCAAGCGAAGCCCGCAACTCGGTATCAGATGTTCCGGTGCGAAGTTGAGTGACCGAAATATATCGCTCAGCCGATTCAGTCAACGCCTCATTAGCACCAAAGGTTTTCTCAAGCTGACGCTGTAACTCTGCCTGCGACTTCTGGTCTTCCATCGCAGCCTTAACTGCCCCAACCAACCCAGCCGTAATCCCACCCAATGCTGCGGTAGCACCCGCAGCCAACAACGCAAAACCAGGTATCGAATTAGAGACCGACTTCTGCAACCCTTTCAGGCCACCAGACAACTTCCCGAAACCTGAAACAGCACCAGCCGTGTCGGAAATAAACTTAACAACGAACGTCCGTTCACCAGCCATGCGAAGATTCTACTCAATAACAGACAACCCATTCCGCAAAGCAACAAACTCATCGAGCATCGCAGAATACAAAGCCCGCCCAGATAGACCGTCCCAACGAGAAATATCTACAGGAGCATCCCACCAAGCATCAGACAATATCTCTGAACCAGCACGACGTGCACGAGGTTGACGAACCTGCTTCGAGCGAGGCGAAACAGGATTAACAACAGGTTCAACATCTAACCTGAACGACGAATCCAACAACACACCATGACCCTCATGGAACTCAAACGGCTGATCGGGTGCATGTTGAGGTAGATAGAAAATACGAGCAGGGTCTTTAGTCTGAGGGTCACCGACCAACCCGATACGGTCATGCAACTCAGCCCACACAACCCGCCACAACGAAGCAGGCACCTTCTCCGCTAACGGCAAAACAAGGTGATAGTGAGGGTCATCTAAACGATGCGAATAAGTGGAATAAGCAAACCATTGCAAACCGTCAAGTCGAGCATGGTCAAACGCTTCACCGTCCATGTCAACAACCAACGCCTCAACAAACCTGACATTACGGTTGCCTCTGGTAGTGCCAGGATCGTACTCAACCGGAGACCACAACGCACCAGCATCCTTGACAGCGTTCTCCTCATGGAACGACAACAGCTCTTTCAACTGCTCCCAAGACGAAGCGAATCGCTTCGGATAAATGGACTTCGTGTTAGCAAATAAAACAGCCATAACCCCTCCTACCTAGAGGGTACAGGAAATCAAGCCGAAGTCAAGAACCATCCTTCAACGTGTTCAACACTTTCTGAATTGCGTCCAGATATTCCTTTGCGATATTGCCCTTCTCCTTACGAACGGTCTGCCAAAAGAAATAACCCGACCTACCACGATGACGCAAGAACTGCTGAGTCCGAGGCCTAGCCTGACCACCGAACTCGGCACCAAAGAACACGTCACCCCTAGTCACCTTCCGTTTGCGCTTCCTGTTTGGATTTGACTTAGAAACAAACGCAGACTTCTCACTCAACTTAATTGTCGGAATACGGTCACGCCTAGCCCGCATCCCCTTCATCACCTCAGTTGCCTGACGGGAACGGGTGACAGTCGCAGCCTCAGCCTTAGCCTTCTCATTCAGATTCTCTGCGACCTGCTGGGCAGCCTTACGCATCTCAGTATTGAACCGTTCGTCAGCCTTAGCAGCATCACGCAAAAAGTTTGCAAGACCAACAATCTCTACCGGTTGATTGCCACCAGTAATTGTGACTTGACCTGCTCTACCAAAAACCGCCATCACAACAGACTACTTGTTTAGATGAATTGCTCTCCAACGCAAATAAGCAAACATGGTGAACAACATTCGAGGGTCTTCTGCCAGCAACACCGATGGAGCGATACCTGTCTCAACAGACAGGTAAGCCATCATCCAATGCGCTGACTGGTCTCCAAAGGGACGATCACAGCGTTAGCTTGATCCCCCAACTCCAAAGTTTCAACATCGTTAATCCATGAATCAAAATCTAAACCCGTCTTCTTTTGACGATGTTCAGAATGCCATGCAATATAGGCAAGGTCAGTCAAAGTTAGTTCGGCTTCAAACTTCGCAACACTCTTATTGAACTTCTTTTCAAAAGCAATAAAGTCTGGGAATGTTGCCATGATGGTTCGCTTGGACTGATCCAAAGCAGAAGTCATCTCTAGAGCTATCTTCATTTTCTACCTCCGCAGGTAAGGGTTGTTAAAGAAAAGTTATGCGCCAGTACCGGTCTTAGTTACAGCACCATCGATTGGGTAAGTAACTGAAGCGGTTGCAAGATCGCCAACAGCACCAGCAACAGGAGTCCAAGTCAACGGAAGAACATTGAATGCGTACTGCGGGTTGCTTGAAGATGCAGCACCAGTACCGTTTGGCTTGACTGTCATAGGTACAGCAGTACCCGCAGCCCAAGCGTCGTAGAACAACTTCTCAATCGTTGGGTAGTCCTGATGCAGTTCAAGTGTGATTGCATTGTCTGCAAGACCTGCGATACGGGTAACCGCACCAGACGAACCGAATGATGTTGTAGCAACTTCAGCCTTTGACAGGTTGAGTGTTACTGATGCAACATAGGACGTGATGTCGGTGTTAGCTGTGCCGAAGGTGACCGCTACGTTTGTGAGAACTTGCTTTGCCATATTGGATACTCCTGCCTTCCGGCACTCGAAGATTTACTACTGAAACTCTACACGCTCGCAGGATTGCGTATCAACTAAGCGTACACCACCACACGGAAGTCAACCATCAGATACGTCGCATCGTTGCCATCCATAGTGGAGATATTTGAGGCAGACTCAACCAACAGATTTGACACCACCCCACCCAACGAACGATCCGCTTCCAATGCTGCACGAACCGAAGTCGAACCCTCATAAGACAGATACCCATCCAAAGCAGTCTGAGCTGTGCGCTCGGCAGACCTGCCCACAACCACAGACACCACGAAAATATGGGTCACTAGTCCACCACGCATCGCCCCGTTGTAGGTGATTGAATCCAACATAGGCCAAGCAAACGGAGCATTGATGTTGTCTGGTTGCTGGGCGTAAGCCCTCAAGCCTGGGATTGTGGCTAAGGCGTTAGAGATACCAGTCTTAATCTCTGTGACTGAATAGCTCATGCAAATATCCGCATACGACGATACGGCTCGACTAGCTGAGCCATATCAGGGTCAAGGAAGCGAGACACACGAATCGCACCCAAGTCACCGAAGCCAGCCACACCGAGCGGAGAGTCGTAGCGTTTGAAGATGCGTGAAGCCTGGATGATTGTGGCTTGTGTGATTGGCTCCGGCACAGAAGGCCAACCGAACACAGCTGTCACTTGAACCAAAGCCTGCTCACCATAGTTCGCATTGACTGTAGGGAACAGGTAATCGCCAACAGCACGAATCTTGTCATAAGCCCAAGTCAACCCGTCAAGGTTTCCGTTCAACGGTTCAAGCTGATAATCGGAACGACTCCATGTCAAGTCAAAAGTTCCGTCAGCCTGAGTGGAACTTTTCAATGTCAATGCTGTTCCAGCGATGTCGTCAATCGAGCAGTAGAACGAATCTTCTGCTTGGAAGATTCTTGCCTCTGCTGTGCCTGTTTGCCAGAAGCGACGATTGCAATAACCATCAATCAGACGTGACGCTGCACCAACACAGTTATCAATCAAGTCGTCATCAAGGGTGTCAGCCGTTCCAATGCGGAGAGCTGCCTTCACTTGGTTTCTGGTTGCGTATCCATTGGTAATCGGCATAGTGAACTGATTCTAGTTGATTGACGCAGCACCACGATACGGCACACCCTCAAGCGAATAGTTCACAAACGGATTCAACGAATACACCTGACATGAATACACATCCCACAACCGTTGCTTCATCGCTCGAAGGTGTTGCTCATACAAAGCCCAATGCGAATCACCAGGCACATAACCATCAACCCTGTCACGCCCACCCAGCGAACCACAATCAGCCCCAACCAACACAATAAACTTCGCCCCCATGTGCGCTGCAAGGTGCATCGCCCCATGAATGCTGGAAGACCCGATAGTCAACTGACCTGACAAAACAGGCCAATCTTTGTCATGCGGGTCAAAGGATGTTCCTGGTCTTCCGGTGCGAGTACCGAACGTGGTGATCTTGGGCATAAACCCACCGAACGATCCGTCAGTTCCGTGTTCCCTTTCAGGTGTGAATACACCAATGCACTCATCCTGCATGGCTTCATGCTTTGAATCCTCGTGGTAATGGCTGAAACAGTAGTAACCCTTCAACCCGAATACTGAGCCAACGAAGTTGACTGCGATGGTCAGCTTGTCGTCAAAGAAGTCTGGTGTCAGATAGTCAAGTGTTGCACCTGAGCCAAGAACATAGATGGTCTCGCCTTTGTGCAAGTTCTCATAATCATCCATTGGGTCTTGTGTGTCTAGATGGTCAAAGTCCCGATTCAGCATGTGGTCATAATTCAATCCCATCCCAGTTCCCTTCGTCGTGTTAAATCCCAATGACCGGCATCGGGTAGACCTGACTGCCAGCGCATCGCATGAAGCGCAGCATTGGATGAGAAGCTCTTACCGTTGCGTTCCTGTAACTCTGGTGCAGAGTTAATCGTAGATGAGTTGTCGTGGCTTATTCGAGCGTCAGAAGTCCAGAAGGGGATATTGACTCGCTTTGCCCGTTCCTCAAAATCGTTGTCCTCAAAATAGGCGGGAACATAACATTCCGAAAACAACCCAACCTTGGCAACCACCTCAGACCCAATCCATGCACAACACCAACCAGGTGTCGCCTCAGTCAATGTCACCGAATCAGGCTGACAATCCTTGTAGAAAACTT